CGACGGTGATGCAAGTCTGCGCCGCGATTGCGGAACGGTATCCGCGCTGGGATGCCGGCCTGGTCATCTACGGCGACGCGACCGGGAAGAACCGCAGCCATCAAAGTCTGCGCTCGAACTACGACGTCATCCGCGAGCTCCTGGCCCCGATCGGGCCGCTCACGATGAAGGTGCCGAGCATCAATCCGCCGGTCGCGCGGCGATTGAACTCGGTCAACCGACTGCTGCGCGATGCCCGCGGCGTGACGCGATTGAAGATTCGCAAGACGGAGCCGGCCAAACTCTGCACCACCCGCGATGTCGTGCGCTCGCTCGAACAGACCGTGAAGAAAGCGGGCACCGACGACGTGTGGAAAAAGCCCGGCGAGACGATCACCCATGCGGGCGACGCGTTGGGCTACTGGCTCGACTACGAGTTCCCGGCCGGCAAACCGATCCTGCGGGGCGGCTTTGCCCGTCTGAGTGATCTCCGTGGGTGAGACGGTCGCGACACCGGCGGCCGATATCGCGTTCGATCGCAAGGTCGCCAAATATCAGCATCCGACGTACCAACTCTTCGCCCCGATGTGGCGGGAACTCGTGGACGTCCGCGAAGGCCTCGGCGGGTTTCAGGACGGCACCTATCTGCGCGCGCATCCGCGCGAGTGGGTCGACTACAAGAACGCGAATCCCACGGTCCCGACCAAGAAGCTGAAAGCGCGGCGCGCGCTGGCCAGTTACGAGAACTTCGCGGCCACCATCATCGACTCGAAAAAGTCCGCGCTGTTTCGCGAGAGCCCGATTCGCCGGCTCGGCGACGGCAAGATCATCGAGGCGCCGCTCCTGGACTGGTGGAACGACGTCGACACGCGCGGCCACGACATCGAACGCTTTTTCAGTGATGCGTGGGATGCGGCGGCGACCTTCGGCCACGTCTACATCTACATGGATCGGCAGGCCGGGGCAGCGCCGGAGACGGCCGCCGACACCACGCATCCGTACCTCTCCATCTATACCCCGCTCGACGTGCCCGATTGGATCGAAGACGAGCGCGGCAATCTGACTGGCGTGAAGTTTCTCGAAGCGGCGCCGCGAGACGGGTTCGAGACGCCGGTGAAGGCCTCGCTCTATCGCGTGCGCGTCGTCACCGCGGAGTATTGGGCGCTCTACGAATCGACCGGGAAGCTCGTGTCCGGCGGACCCGACGCCGGCGCGCATCACATGGGCTGTCTGCCGGTCGTGCGGCTCTTCGCCCAACGGCGGCCGCTGGTCCCGCACGTCGGCCAGTCGGTGTTGAACGATCCGAAACTCTACATCGACCTCTACAACCTGCTCAGCGAGCTCCGCGAGTTGCTGCGCAGTCAGACCTTCTCGTTGTTGAACATCCCGCTCGGCGCCGGCCAGGACGCGATGTCCGTCGACGATGCGAAAGCGATGCTCGGCCAGGAAACCGGCACCGAAGACGTCGTGTTCTCGGGGCAACCCGCGCAGTTCATCTCGGCGGATGCGAGCAACGTCGAGGCGTATCAGACCGAGATCATCCGCCGCCTGCGGAACATCTATCGGCTCGCGGCGATTCAGTGGGAAGCCGATTCGAAAGACGCGGAGGCGACCGGCTCGCTGAAGCTCAAACGCGAGGACATGAATCAACGCCTGTCCTACTACGCCGACGAGCTCGAACATACCGACTATCGACTGACCGACCTCTGGTACCGCGCGATGTACGGCGCGGACGCCGGCCCGATCCAGCTCGACACCGACCACGTCACCATCAATTACCCGGACACGTTCGAAGCGACGCCGTTCGAAATCGTGCTGCAGCAAGCGCAGAGTGCGCTCGCCCTCGGGATGCCGAGCGAGTTCCTGAAACTGCTGCGCAAATCGCTCGTCGCGAAGTTCCTGCCCGACTTGACGGATACCGACGTGCAGACCATCAGCGACGCGATTGACGCGCAGGAAGAGGACCTCGCGCCGATGGCGCGGACCGCGCAGAAGATTCAGAAGACGCTCGACAGCTTCAAGGTGAAGGCGCCGGCGTTGGGGTCGATTAGCGGCGGCGAGACCGACCGGGCGGGAGCGCCAGCGTAATGACCGTCCACGATCTGATGGCGCACGCCAAACGGATGGCCCGCACGGCGGACCAGGCCTCGGCCGCGTTCGCGACCGCGCTGGCTGAGGTGTTGCTCACCGCCGAGCGCAAGCTGCGCATCGTCGTCAGCCAGGAGGCCGACGGGCCCTCCACCGCCATTCTGAAAGGGCAGCGGGCAGCGCAGGCAAAGATCGCGATTCGCGCCGCGCTGGTCGACGCGGGCTACGACGACCTGATGATCGCGGCGACCGACATCCCGCTCGACACGATGGCGAACGCCGTCTTGGCGTTGCGAGCGGCGGACACGGAACTCCGCGCGACCGCCGAGTTGCTGCTGCAAATCGAAGGCTTAAAAGCGCTGCACCTGGCTGACGTGATCGACGAAGGCGACGAGCTCGCGCGCGCATTGTGGCAGGCGACCGTCCGCGGGATCTTCGGCAGTCAGTCGGTGGACGCGATTCTCGCGGACTTGGCGACGGTGATCGACCGGACGGCGCCGCAGATCCGCACGCTCTATGACACGGCGATTTCCATCTTCGGCCGGCAAGTGGAAGCGCTGTCGGCTGGCGACGACCCGGCGGCCATCTTCCTCTACCTCGGACCGGACGATGACGTCACGCGGCCGTTCTGCCGGGAACACGTGGGCAAGGTCTACTCGCGGACGGCGATTGACGCGATGGACAACGGCAGCTCGTTAGGCACGCCGGTGCTGTTGGTTGGCGGCGGCTGGAATTGCCGTCATCAGCTCATTCAGTTGTCAAAGTTCAGCGAATTGGCGCCGTTGGCGGATACCGGACAGCGCATCCCGGAGATTCCGCTGTCGAGGGCGGCATGAAGCTGACCGCCACGCGCACACCGATCCGTCTGAACAACGACGAGGGGTTCATCATCGAGCCGCCGAGTTCGATGACGGTGGATATGAAAATCGACCGGCCGGTGGTGTTGTATCTCGCGGACGGCACGCCGCTGGTGCGCAAGGCGGGGTTCTGATGGGCGCCACCGTCTCCCGGAACTTCGGCCCGCTCGCGGACATCCCGCTCACCAACAAAGAGTTGATGAAAGAGATCGGCCTGCTCGCGCGCGAAGCGATCGTCCGACGCACGCTCAGCGGCATCGATGCCGACGGCGTCCCGTTCGCGCCCTACTCGGACGGCTACGCGACCCAGAAAGCCAGCGAGCTCGGGAGCGCGGCGCCGGTGAATCTGCAGGTCTCCGGCCGGATGCTTGAAGGCATCGCGATTCTCGACGTGACCGACACGAAGGTCACTCTCGGGTTCAAGGACTGATGGCGAAACGACGTCAAGCCTCTGCTGGCACCTTCATCCAACGTAGCCGGTCCATCGGCGCCGCGGAAAAGGCCGAGTGGCATCAACTCGACGGCGCCGGCCGTTCGCATGTCGTCCGGCGCTTTTTCGACCTCTCCGACGCGGATGTGTCGGCGATTACCGAGCGCTTGAACACGGCGCTCGACTTCACCCTGCAGCACGCGAGCTGATCGGGGGCATCACGGACCGCCGGTGCGCTGGCGGGCTCCGACAAGGACAGTGAAGTAGCTATGGCGAATCTCGAAGTCGACTACGACGAAACGACCGGCAAAATCGGCACCCTCCCCGAACCGATTCAGAAGTTCGTGGACCGGCTGATTGCGGAAACCGGCGGCAAACTCCGCGCGACGATCACCAAGGACGTCGAAACCCAGTACGCCGAGAAACTCAAAGCGGTCGATCCGGTCGAACGCGAGAAGCTCCAGATCGCGCTCGACGAAAACGGGCGCTTCAAGATTGCCGAACAGGAGCGCAAGGCCGAATACGAGAAGGCCCTGAAGCTCCGCGAAGAAGCCGAGACCGCCAGGGAGACCGAACGGAACAAGGCGCTCGACGCCACGAAAGTGGAAATCACCCGCCGTGACGTGCGACTGCGCGAGATGGCGAAGAACGAAATCAAGATTGCTGCGAAGACTCTCGGAGCGCGTACCGAATCGCTCACCGAACTCGCGGCCCTATTGGGTGCCGATCTCGACCTCGATCCCGACCTCCAGCCCTTCGTCAAGGGCGCCGATGGCAAACCCGCCGTCGACAAGGACGGGAAGCCCGTGTCCATCGAGGGCTTTGTCCACGCGTATCTCGATACGCATCCGCATCATCGGGTGTCAGTCGCCGGCGCGGGCGGCGGGGCACGCGGTGGCGCCAGCATCCACAGCAGCACGCTGACCGGTCCCGCGCTCCGCGCGCAACAGACCCTCGACGACGTCAACCAACGGATTGCCAAGAAGGGCAGTCCGAGCGCCGCCGACATCAACGAGCAGTTCAAAGCGATTCGCGGCGTTCGGGCAGCGGCAGCAGGAAAGTAAGCACACATGGCTTTTTCGGGTCTCAGCACCAACGGATCGTTCTCCCTCTACGGCAACGCGCTCGTCGGCGAGGACATCTCCGACATCATCCGCACGCTCGCGCCGGTCGAAGCGCCGTTCCTCGATTGGCTCGGCGATGGCGACGTCTTCGCGACGGCGACCAAGCACGAGTACGTGCAGGACTATCTGCGTCCGCACTACATCGTGGCGTCCACGGCGATTGCGTCGGCGACCGCCGCCACCGCGTTCCAGGTCAACGGGCTCGGCCTCGCGCTGACCGTCGGCACCCTGCTCGAGAACGAGTCGGCTGCACCGGAAATCATGCAGGTCAACTCGATCATCGGCGCCAATTCGATCAGCGTGACGCGCAACTACGACGGCGTCGCGTCCGGGTCGTTGGCGGCTGGCGGGCAGCTCTACGTCCGTGGGCCCGCGGGGCTCGAGGGCGCCGATCACAGCGGGTCGCATACCGCACGGCTCGGCGACCGGGTCGCCAACACCGTCGGTCTCTTCCAGATCGAGATTGCCGTCTCGGGCACGACCCAGGCGATCAATCAGCTCGGCAACGACGGCTTCGAGAACGCGCGCGCCAAGGTCTTCCGGCAGGTCCCCTCGGATCTGGAAAAGGAAGTCGTGCGCGGCGTCCTCAACGGCACCAACTCGCTCGGCG